GCTGGTCAATCTGTTCCAGAGTATAAATCATGTTCGCTTCTCCCTGTGATAACACTTCAAGCCAAGTCTGCGGCATGTTTCGTCAATAATGACATGCTGGATATTTTCTTCATAATCATCGAAGCCATACCCTCTGCTTTCCATTACGGCATTTCGCTCCTCGCGAACTTCCTCACACACGGCTTCCCACTGCTCCAACGTGATATTTTCAGGTACAACAAAACGATAGCGGTATTTGTAGTCAACCGCTTCCATGACAGCAGTACCGTCAGCGAATGCGCCGGGGATATCTGCGTCTGTGCTAAAAGAATATTGCGTGGTTTTCGGTGGATGGGTATGAATGTTGTAACTACCTTCCAGTTTACCACCCAGATACGAACAGTCAACCCCTCTGGGATTGTTGTCGGTCATATAATGGACTTCGCCATCTTTTGTAATGACCATCATATGCTCAACGTCAGATTTTGCATAGCCAGAACAGAACGAATTTTTAAGCGCGTCAACCTGTTTCGTGTTGGTCGTATCGACCTTTCCCAAAACTTTACGCACGGTTTTTCCATTCTGTCCAGATGCGCCGCCGCTTCCTCGTGTACTTTTAGCCTCCGGAAGCTCTGCCTTTCGCGCCTGTGCGCTTGCTCTGCTGGCTTCGCTCCTGCCGAACTTCGGCACGCTGGTGCGGGCGCTGTCTACTCTGCCACCGGTGGCCTGCGTAAAGTCTTTCAGGCTCTGGCGGGCGGCTCTCAGGTGCACAGCGGCGTCGGTGGGGTCCAGCCCGGCGGCGTCCTCGGCCAGATACCGCTTTTTCCAGCGGCGGACGTTCCGCTCCCGGGCACGCTGCATCTGGGATATCTCGTAGGCGGTGTACTTTTTGCCGTTCCACTCGATGTTCCGGGCGTTCAGCTCCCGCAGCTGTTCCTGTGTCCATTGGGGCGGGTCGCCCAGTTCCGGGAACACCGCGAAAAAGGTGTGGCGGCAGTTCCAGCCGCAAAGGCCTGCGCCGGTGCCGTAGCCGGTGGCGGCTTCAAAATCCGGGTAGTGCCTGCCCTTGTAGTCCACCGCGCCGCCCCGGTGGAAGCGCCGCCCCTGCCACTCAGCGTGGGAAGGTCGTGCCCCGCCGTGGGCGGTCGTCTCCACAAATTCGCAGCCCATTTCGTCCATGCGGGCCACCTGCAGCTTGCCAGTCGTCTGGTTCACACCGGTGAGCACGGCACGCCGTGCGGCCACCTCGATGCTGTCCTTGTGGCCGCTCGGGTACGTGACCATGGGCATGTCGTCTGCAAGGCTGTCCACGGCCTGTTTGACGGCGGTTTTGTAGTCGAAGGCACCGGTGCTCACTTTGAGCCATGCAGCGTCCAGCGTGCGTTCAAAAGCCCCTGTGACGGTGTTTGCCGTGGTGGCGGTCAGGTTCTGCCATGTGCCGCAGGTCTGCCGCGCGCCGGCATCCAGCAGGTTGTTCAGGGCGGCGCTCTCTTCAAAAGGGGGCGGCTCCATGTCGTAGTGGTAATAGATCGCATCCTCCCGCTCCATGGCTTCGGTGGCGGCCTGCAAAAGCAGCTTGCGGATGGCCGTTTCGCTCTTGCCGGTGTACTTCGCCAGCAGCTTCACCACGTCGTTGCGCACCGCTTCGGTCTGCTGGTAGCGCCACAGCTGCCAGTTAGCGGTGGGGGTCACGGCGTCCATCTTGCCGATGCGCCGGGCCACGTCCTGTAAGATCTCGTCCTCGACCTGCTGCCAGAGCTGCACAAAGGCGTCCGGCATCTGGTCGAGGTAAGACGGCGGCAGCATCAGGCACCCCCGAAGGTGAGGGCTTCGTCAGTGTGGCTGTCCGCTTTGGCTTCCTCGGCCCATGCGTGGGCTTCCTCCTCGCTCAGGCCGTACCGGGAGGCGAGGTAGCGGCAGCGGGGCACAAGGCCCGCAATGGCGTCCTCCCGCAGCTGGTTTGTGCGTTCCTGCTCACTGACGATGTAACTGTCGTCCCAGTTGACCGAGATGCTGGACTCCGGGTCCACCGGTGCGCCCAGCAGGTTCTTTGCCGCCCACAGGATGGCCCGCAGAATGCCGATCAGCGCCGTTTCAATGGGGATCTGGTTCTTGTTAGCGCTCTGCACAAGGTCCTGCCGGCTGCCGGTGTACTCGGTGGCGGTGGCCACCTTGCCCAGCTCAAAGCTGTACTGGTGACAGCCCAGACCGCACTTGAAGCTGAACAGATCCAGCATATCCTGCACGGCCCGGTGGTTGTCCTCGGTGCGCAGATCCGGGTTGTACTCGTGCCACTCCGGCGCGGCATCCAGACTGGCTTCCTTGCCGGGCAGCGAGAAGAACTGCTGTGTGCTCATGTCGTCGGGCGGGATGTAATGCGGCTGGCCATCGGCACCGATCACCACCTTGCACAGGCTGCGGTCGTAGAAGATCTTCTTGCCGCCAAGGTAAAGGTCCTGCCGGTAATTGTCAAAGGCAAGGTCTACGCCCTGCGCGGCGTCCAGAGCTTCCGCGAACACGGCCATGCCCAGACCCGTACCGCCGTCGATGTTCTTCTCGGCGGCAGGGGAAAACAGGCTGAACCACGGCGGGGAGCCCTCCGGCTGCAATTCAGTCACCGTACCTACAGGCGCTTTGCGCGGCGTGAACACCGGTGCACCGTCCTGACCCTGACCAATCTCAAACCATTCGTTGGTGATGGTGTACCCGCCGTCCCTGACCGTGTGGGTCTGCAGATAGGCGCAGGGCCTGCCGTCTATCAGACATTCCGATACAAATGCGGCTTCGGTCACGACGCCGCGCTCCACGCTGATGGGCAGGATGCAGGATGCCGGGTCGTAGTCCAGTACGATGCGGGCATCCGGGTCTGCTTCCAGCTGGCCGTCTGTGCCCTTGATGCCCTCCACGCTCAGTACGAAGGCCCCGGTGCCGGACCAGTAGGCTTTTTCCACCAGCTTGTTGGCGTTCTCCCAGAAATGCAGCTGCCGCAAAAGGCCCCCGGTCTGCTGTTCATCGCTGCCCAGCAGGTAGGCGGCAGTGGCTGCGTCGCCGATCTGGAAGGTGGTCTTGTCGTTGAGCAGCAGATTTGCCCAGTCCTCGCACACGCGCTTGGGCATCCGCAGGGACGCCCGGCGGCGCTTGTGTTCGCCGTCCTCCCGCGTGATCTTGATATTATGCACGCTGGGGACATAGCCCTGCCACCACTGCCGCCATTTTTCAATTTTGGCATAATAGGAGGCGTCGATCTGCAGGCCCTTGGTTTTGTTCAAGTATTCAATAAAAGCGGCAACGTTCATCTTGCAGTCAGTCTCCTGTAATCGCGTTCGATGGTGTACTCAAAGGCATCGAGGGTGTCAATGTCGGTGGTGCCGTCGTCCAGACGTTCATCCACGCCGGGGTGCTTCTGGCTCCACAGGGCGGCGGCAAGGGCATCCCGCAAGGTGGCAGCTTCCGGCAGATACCAAAAGCGCCCGCCGCCCATCAGGATGGACGTCAGGCGGATGCGGTCGATGATCTGGATCTTGGCACTGTTCTGCACCCGGTCGGCCAGCCAGGAAAGCGGGCAGGCCCGCAGCCGGGTGCGGATGTGGTTGATCAGCGTCTGTTCGGCGCTGTCGCAGAAAAGATAGTGGATCTCGCCGTACCGTGCGAACACGGCGGTGCAGAACTCAATGAGCTGCGCGGCGAGGTAGTCTGCATCCTGATTCTTCGGGTCGATGCGGGCGGATGCCAGACCCACGACCCCCGCGTAGTAGGGCAGGATGCCGGTAGCCACGAATGCGTGCCGGGAGCCATTGCCGCCGAAGTCCACCCCGATGTGGATGCGCCACGGGCGGCAGGGCTTGTCCGCAGGCCAGAGGAAACGCCCATCCCCGGCGGCAATGCTGTCTGCAAAGGGCCGGTAGATGATGCCGCCCGCTGCAGCCCACTGGCCGAGGATAAAGCGGTTATAGTAGACCGTGCCCGCGTACTCCTTTTTCAGCTGTGCCACGAACTCCGGCGGCAGGGTGGGGTTGTCGTCGATGGTGTAGGCCTGACAGTAGATGTCCGCGTCGCTGTCCAGAAACTGCTTGAACCAGTGCTGGGGGTTATCCGGGTTGCAGGTGCCGTCAAAATGGCTGTGCGGACAGGACAGACGGCTCTTGAGCATCTGGAACACGCCCTCGTCCCATGTGGTGATCTCGTCCCCATAGGCGTACTCGAAGGCTGCACCCTGAATGCGGGCAATGTGCTTTTTGTTGTCGGCACCCAGCACGTACACCTTGCGGCCGAACAGCTGCACGATGTTGCCGGACGCCGAGGTGCGCACCACGCCCACAAGCTCCGGACCCCAGAGGGCCCGCATGGGCTCCAGCACGTTGCGCTCCAGCGTGCCGAGGGTGTTGCCCAGCATGACGCAAAGGCCCTCGTCCCGGGCCGCGCAGATGCGCTTGGGGATGGTAACAGCGCAGTCCAGATAGGTCTTGCCGGAGCGGGTGGCCCCGGTCTTGATGTTCCAGCGGTGGGAGCAATTGCGAAGGAACTCCTGCTGAAACTCAGTCAATGGCACTGCCTACACCTCCCAGCAGCTCCTTCGCCTTTGCCAGTGCATCGGCGGCGGGGTCTTTCTCGGAAGTGTCTTTGTACATCCCGAGGTGTTTGCCCAGCAGGTCGAGCGCGCGGAGCTTGTCGGCCAGCTTCACTTCCTGCTCAAGCCCATCCTCGCCGAACGTCTTGACCTTGACTGACTGCACAGCGGCAAGGTCATCGTGGCTGGCATCGGATTTGAGAGAGGCGGTCTTGGGGTCGATGAGGTCAGCGGCGTTGACGAATGCAATTTTTGCCAGCTCGCGCACCACCCGGTCAGTAGATACACCGGTGCGGCGACTCTGCTCAGCCTGAAGCTGGGCGATGAACTTCTGAACTCCAACATTCTCCAACAATCGCGGCCCCACGGTCTTGGCACTTGCTGGGGAATATCCGGCGCGGATGGCCGCTTGGGTCGCATTCAAATCGACCATGTATTCTTCGCAGAATCGTGCCTGCTTGTCGGTCATCCTCACCACCTCTCCTGCACAAAAATGGAGCAGCCGGGAGGGTGCGGCCCTCCGTCCGTCTGGTCACGCCAGCGCTCTCACGTCTGAGCTACGGCTGCATAAAAAATCCCCGCACATTTCTGTGCAGGGAAGAAAGTCCTTGAAGCAGCCTCAGAAAGCTCAAGAAGGAGAAAAATGCCTGTCAAGCAGCAAAAAGTCCAAAGGAGCAATTCATCATGATGGAGGAAAAGTTTCGGAGGCTGCGTGTATCGGTGGGCCTTTCCGGCTCTGCCGATGGTACTATTTTAGCATAACGTGGAGTGACATAAAATGACTTCTAGGTGACATTGACTGACATTATAAATTCAGCTCATCAATGGCGCGATGATGGCGGCGGTAGATTTGACGGAGGCAGAGCTTTATTTCAGCTGCAATGCTTTCCCATGTCTTGAAGTGAAGATACCTCAGCTTCAAAATCTCGTAATCGTCGGGGTCTTCCAAGCTGAGAAGCACTGCCGTGATTTCGGCATGGAGATCGTCGCAAAACAAGATTTGTGCGTCCAAAGCCTGCTTTGCTTTTTCTACTCGTTCCACAGCACGAGGAAGCGCCTGTCCATCGCCGCTACCTCCCGGCACCGAGGAAAGCGTCTGTGTCATATGGCCATAGTCACACTCTGCTTCCTGAAGCTCATGCGTCAGGTGCAGCTCTTTCTTTTTGGCGCGTTCGTACCGCCGAAGCCAATCCTTTTTCTCTTCGTAGGTCATTACAGTTCCTCCACCCGGACGAACACGCCGCAGGGGTCCGACCAGAATTTTTCCACGATCTCGCTGCACACCTGTGCGTCATCGGCCCAGAAGTGCAGGCGGGTCATTTCGTCCTTGAGGGCCTTTTCCAGATTGTCGGTGTCCGGTTTTTCGGTGCGCCAGCTGCCGTTTTTGCGGCCCTCGGCAGGGAAGCACCACTTGACCAGCAGACGCACCGGACGGCCTGCGGGGATGGGTTTTTCCGGCGCGTGGGGTGCCAGATGGGCGTGGAGCTTGGCACGGGTCTGTTTCAGTTCCGGGCTGTCGTGGAGCACCGCGTGCGGCTGCCCGCCCTTCATGTAGGCGTGCAGCTGTTTTGCGTTGTGGGTGGTGGTAGGCGGCTGCATGGGGAGAAAGAATTGCATGTACATGGGGTTCACCTCGTTTTTCTTTTTTCAGGTTTTAGCGTCAACGTGATGGGGAGGGTTCCCCGAATGGATGGGGGCTGTGGTCGCCCCATCCTTCGGGAGACCCCATCACAATTGCAGTTGCAGTTTTAGCTATTATATATAGGCTATTTTGCACTGCAAAATCTGCAGTCATAGCGGCTATAACTGCAAAATTGCAGTTTTTCGTGTCGTGCAAAATAGCGGCTATTTCTGCATTTTTACAACAAATTGTAATCGGACTTATTACGGTTTGTTTAACCTGCGCTGCCGGGCTCCTTGCGGCCCACTTTCTCGCCATCGATCCAGAAACGTCCGTCATCTTTCAGCCGCGTCTTGATGGTGCGGGGCTTCAGGTCCATGTACTCAGCCAGCGCATAGACGGTAACTTCGCCGTCCATCATGCAGGCTTCAAAGGCGGTGTCCAGTTCGGCCTTTTTGTCTTTGGTCACCTTGCCTTTATCGCCCCAGCGCTTGGCGGCACCGCGGCTGCCCAGCGTTTTGAAATCGCTGTCCGGCTGCAGGTCTTCCAGCAGGCCGGTGTCCGGCTTGTGCACGGGGTAGTCGAACCAGAGGTTCACCGGGTCGAAGCGGGCAAACTCGCGCAGGGTGCCCTCGATGCGCCATGCGGTCATGCCGTCAGCCTGCTTCTGGGCGGCGGCCACTTCGGCATCGATGGCCCGCAGGTCGGCCATGCCAAGGTGTTCTTTGGCAATGGTCAGCATCCGGCTGCGGCTCAGGACATCGTCCGGGCCGTAGGCATCGGCATGGCCGCGCTTGTCCAGCATGGCCTTGATGACCCGGCAGGCGGCTTTGTTATGCAGCTGTTCCCGGATGGCATCGGTGGGGGTGAGCTCGGTCATGTCCAGCATGGCATCCGGGTCACGGGCAAACACGCCGGAGCCGGATGCACGGTCCATGCTGCGCTTGCCGCCCTGGGCACCTTTTGAGTGGTGGTGGCAGTAGATCACGGCACAGTCCAGCGCACGGCAGACAAGGTCGAACTGGTTGCAGAACTTTGCCATCTGGTCGGCAGAGTTCTCGTCGCCGGTGATGACCTTATAAATGGGGTCGAGGATCACGGCGGTGTAGCCTTTTTTCTGGGCCCGGCGGATGAGCTTTGGGGCCAGCTTGTCCATGGGCACGGACGCGCCGCGCAGATTCCAGATGTCGATGTTCCGCAGGTTCTGCGGGGGCAGACCGAGGGCGGTGTACACATCCTTGAAGCGGTGCAGGCAGGAGGCCCGGTCCAGCTCCAGATTGATGTACAGCACCTTGCCCTGTGCGCAGGAGAACCGGCCCAGCCACGGCCTGCCTTCGGCGATGGCGATGCACAGCTCGATGAGGGCAAAGCTCTTGCCCGCCTTGCTGGGGCCTGCCAGCAGCATCTTGTGGCCCTTGCGCAGCACCCCGGTGATGAGGGCATCGGCCAGCGGCGGCAGGTCGTCCCAGTCGTCGGCCAGACTCTCGGTCTCGGGCAGCTCGTCGGTCTCCGCTTCCAGCCAGTCGCGCCACTCGTCCCAGCAGGATTTCCCGATGTTGGTCTCCAGCAGGGTCTGCCGTTTGTCACCGCGCAGGATGCCGGGCATCCGGGAAAGGCGGGAAGGGTTGCGGTTCTGCTGGTCGATGGTCAGGCCGTTTTTCTGGCAGGCGGCGTAGAGGTAATCCACCCGCCTGCGGTACTCGGCATAGTCCGGGGCATCCACCTTGACGATGGCGTGGACGCTCTTGCCGCCGGAGTAGACCAGCGCGGCACAGGGCAGTTCCAGCTGCCGGATGATGGCCTGCTGCTTGCCCAGCTCCATGTTGTCGCACTCCACGAGGGCGTAGCGGAAGTCGGTCACGTTCTCGTTGCGGCGGCCTCCGCCGTCCATGGGGTTGAAGCAGATCCACGCACCGGCTTCGGGGTTGTAGTCGCCAAGGGCAGCACCGATATCATCGCCGTAATGATCCAGCTCCATGATGAGCTGCCCGGCGGTCAGCTGACAGGAGCAGCCGTTGGGGGCAAAGCGCCCGTCCTCCTTCCGGTAGCTCTCGGTGACGTAGGCAACGTATTCCTCCGGCTCAAACAGGGCTTGCAGGGAGCGCTTGATCTGCTCTGCCGGGTGCCACTCTGCGGGCAGATCCAGCTCGTGGGCTTCTACCCACCGGGGATCTACCACGCGGCCCTCGGTCTGGGCACCGGGCCCGGCAGAGAGCTCGTCGCCCCAGTCCAGCGCATGGCCCGCCGGGCCGCTCCAACCGTGGCTGTAGGCCAGTTGGAAAATGCTGCTCTCGGTGACAGGCTTTGTGCTGCCGTGGAAACTCTCCCACTTTTTGGCGCACTCGCCCTTGTGGTAACGGCCCCCGTCCCGGGCGCTCCATGCTTCCCAGACGGTGACGGGCAGGCCGGAATCCTTCAGCGCCATGCCCACCATCGTCCATTCCTCGTAGGTCAGGGCGGCCGGGGAGATGAAGTCCAGCGCTTCTTTGAGTTCATTTTCATGTTCCATTCGCATCACCATCCAAAGATGCTATCCTGAAAGGCCGGTTCTGCGGGCGGCGTGTAGGTGCTGGGAGTAACGCCCTTGGGCACACCCCGCCAGCCGCCCGCCGCAATGCGGTCGATCATGTGTTTGGCCTGCTCAAAGCTCCACCTGCCCACGTGCTGGAAGCCGTATTTTTCCAGACAGCGGATCTGCTTTGGGGTGGTGAGGCCTTCATCCCGGCGCTTGTGCAGCCGGTCCAGCAAAAGGCTGGCCTTGCCTGCGGACTCCACGGCGTCCGGCAGGATGCCCAGCTTTTCCAGCGCGGCGGCCTGCTGTTCGGTGGGCGGGCCTGCTTCCCAGCCAAAGGCCGGCACATACCCGGCAAGGTCCTCGGCCTGAATGCTCATCTCGTACTGCAGCGGGTCCACCAACTTGGCTTTTTTGCGGCGCTGTTCTTCCAGCTGCTTTGCAAGGGCTTCCTCCCGCTGGGTCACCACGTCCTCGCCGGCCTCGGCGGCGGCTTCCTCGATGTCCTGCGGGCAGCCGCTCTCGGCCAGATTTTCGGTCATCTGGCGGGCCACGGCGCGGTCCTCACAGACCAGATCCGCCGGGCGGCAGAGCTCGTGTTTGTCGGTCATCCACAAAAAGTCGAGGAGCAGCAGGTCGGTCTTGCCCGGGGAGAGCCGGGTGCCGCGCCCTACCATCTGACTGTACAGGCTGCGCACCTTGGTGGGCCGCAGCACCACCACGCAGTCCACAGACGGGCAGTCCCAGCCCTCGGTGAGCAGCATGGAGTTACACAGCACGTTGTATTTGCCTGCATCGAAATCCGCCAGCACTTCCTTGCGGTCGGCGCTCTGGCCGTTGACCTCGGCGGCGCAAAAGCCCTTGGCGTTCAGCAGATCCCGGAACTTCTGGCTGGTTTTGATGAGGGGCAGGAATACGACTGTTTTGCGGCCCTTGCAGCGCTGGGCCATCTCGGCGGCGATCTGTTCCAGATAGGGGTCCAGCGCAGTGCCGAGGTCTCCCACGGCGTAGTCTCCGCCGCTCATGGTAACAGAAGAAATGTCCAGCTTCAGCGGAATGGTCTGGGCCATGATGCGGCACAGATAGCCCTCTTTGATGGCATCGGTCAGCTTATACTCAAAGGCAAGGCTGTCGAACACCTCGCCCAGATTGCGCATGTCTCCCCGGTCTGGGGTGGCGGTGACGCCCAGCACCTTGGCGCTGCCGAAGTAGTCGAGGATGCGGCGGTAGCCGTCGGTGATGGCGTGGTGGGCCTCGTCAATGATGATGGTGCCAAAGTAATCATGAGGGAAGCGTTCCAGCCGGGCGGTGCGCTGCAGGGTCTGCACGCTGCCCACCACCACCCGGAACCATGTGTTCAGGCAGGTGGCGTCTGCCTTTTCCACCGCGCTGACAAGGCCGGTGGAGCGCTGCAGCTTGTCCGCTGCCTGTTCCAGCAGCTCGCCCCGGTGGGCCAGAATAAGCACCCGGTGGCCCGCCCGCACCTGATCGGCGGCCACGGACGCAAACACGATGGTCTTGCCGGTGCCGGTGGGCAGCACCAGCAGGGTGCGGGCGTGGCCGTTCTCCCACTCGGCGTGGATGCGTTCACGGGCCTGCTGCTGGTAGGGTCTCAGTTCCTGCCCCATCAGAACGCCCCCTGTGTCCAGCCCTGCGCGGGAGCGGCCTTAGGCTGGGGCGGCGGAAGAAAGCGGATGACTTCGTTGCTCTGGCCGGTCTTGCCCGCGTTGGGGCCGCTCTGCTTGGTGTACTCCCGGATGCCCAGACGGCACCAGCCCCGGGCACCCACCACTTCGTTCCAGCGGGGGCGGAAGGTCTCGCCCCGCTTGCACTGGCCGATGCTCTCGAAGAAAGCGCCCAGCAGGCCCTGCATTTTGGTGTGCAGGTACAGGCGGTCGGTGACGGTGGTGTCGCCCTTGGCCCCGCCGAAGATCTTCAGGGTCAGCTTTGCCATGGAGCAGGGCGGCAGCTTGGCGCTGCCCTCAAAGCGGGCACGTTCCATGCCGGTGACCTCAAAGGCGTAATCGCCCTCGGGCAGGAGCACGAACTCCTGCTGTTCGTTGGTAAATTCGTCGTCCCAGCTCAGGGCGCGGTCGGTGGTATTCATGTCGTTCATAATATATCTCCTTTATAATAATTCCTTGATTCTTGGCTCCCCCTTCGGGGGAGCTCCGGGGCTGCGCCGCCGCAAGGCGGACGGGCCCGGTGAGAGGGTCAAAACGGCAGGTCACGGCTGTCCAGCACCATCTGGAGCACCTGGGGCCATGCGGCCACCAGACAGCCCTCTACAAAATCGGCCGGATAGTCCCGGATGGGCATATCCTCGGGGAAATAGCCCCGCTTGCCCACCACAGCCTGCAGCTCCTCCGGGGTGACGTTGTTGGCGCTCATGAGCGGGGCCAGCTTTTCCGGCACGCCCAACTCCACAAGCTCCGGGGTCAGCAGCGCTTTGGGCACTGCTTCGCCGGGCGCTTCCGGTTTCGGCGGTTCGGGGGTAGGCAGGATGTCGTTTTCCGGCTGGGGGCGCGGCTGCGGTTCCGGCTTCGGTGCGGGCGCAGGGGTGGTGCCGGGGATGCAGGCGGCAATGCCGGCATAATCAAATGGCATTTCGTCCGGCAGGCCAAAGCGGTTTTTGGCGTCCCAGCAGGGGTGATGGGTGGTGTACATGACCCGGCGGCCGCCGGTCACCTTGTTTTTTGCGTTGGGGGCGCTGCCGCTCTTTTCCACCACGGTCTGGTAGTTGACGAAAAGCAGAATATCGCACCACTCCCGGATCAGCGGCTCCACCTGCTTGGTGGTCTTCATGGTCCAGCGGTCGTAGCTGCCCGCCGCGTCCGGCTGCTCGAACTTGGTGATGGCCGCGTGGGCAAGGACCAGGACATTGTGTCCGGTGTTCAGTACCTCTTCCAGCGCGTCCAGCAGCTTGCCGAACTCCTCCTTCAGGTAGGTGTAGCCCTTGCCGTAGCCAAAGCCCTCCAGCCCGTCCACCTTGGCCTTTGCACAGACGGCATCAATGGCCAGCCGTTCGGCCCAGTCAGCGGTGTCGATGACCAGCGTGCCGCAGGGGATGCTGCCCTTGCGCACCTCGGCCACTTCGTCCAGCAGCATAGCCCAGCTGGTGGGCTGGGGCAGGCGCTTGACGTTCAGCCGCTTGGTGCCGCCCTCGGTGTCGATGAAAACGGGGTCCGGAAAGTGAGAGGCAAAGGTGGATTTGCCAATACCCTCGGGGCCGTACAGCACGGTCTTGACCGGGGAATCCTGTACCCCGGCAGTGATGGCATACTTACTCATTTAAAACGCTCCTTTCGTCCAGCTCTTCTGCTGGGGCTTTTCGGTGACGGGCGGCAGGGTGGTTTCGGCATCCTTCACCATGCCGTCCTCAATGATGATCTGGCACTCGCTGCCGGTGGAGACCCGGGTGGCAATGGCCTGCAGGTGCTCCGCTTCCAGCCATGCGGAAAACTCCTGCAGGGTGGTCATGTCCATCTGTTCCAGCTTGTCCAGTAGCACAAAACCACAGTCCGGGTTCAGGCGGCGGACGATGGCCGCGGCCACCCGCAGCTGGTCGCTGCCGGACATATCCCGCCAGTGCTTGCCTTTATAGGTAAGTGCGCCGTCCTCCACGCTCAGCTCCGGCAGGGGCAGGTCGGCACCGTTCAGCAGGGCCATGCGGTCGGCCCGTTTCCGGGTGATGGCTTCGGTGAGCTTGTCGTAATCGCTGGCATACCGGGCGGCTTCGTCCTCGGCCCGGGATTTTTCCAGATTGGCCCGCACCTTCTGGTTGATCTCCTCAATGTCCCGGATGGAAGCTTCCAGTTCGGCGGTGGATTCGTCCTGAAGCTGGGCAACGGTCTTTTGAGCGGTTTTCCGCTGATTGAACAGACGGGTGTGCTTGGCGTCGAGCTCCTGATACTGTTGTTCCAGCTCGGCAATGCGTTCACGGGTGCGTTTCAGTTCGGCCACACACTGCTGCTCCTGACGCTCAAGCTCTGTGTACTGTGCCCGCAGACGCTGATTCTCGCCGTTGCGGGCCAGAATTTCCTGCTGCTGACGGATGAGGTCGGAGGCGCTGACCGGCTCCTCCGGGGCTTCCGGGTAGTAGATCAGCTCCTCGGCAAAGTGCTTTTTCTGCTGGGCCAGCTGGCCGGTGAAGGTGCGCTTGTCGTACAGGGCCTTGATCTCGAGATCCCGGGTGTGGAGTTCGGTGCCGATGCCGATGATCCGGAGCAGGATGTCCGCTTTCTCCTTGTCGGATGCTTCCATGAAGCGGGGCAGATCCAGCGCCAGCGGCTCGATGAAGGCGTTGAGCAGCTGCTGGCCGCTGCGGCGTCCGGTGGGGTCGGTGACGGTCAGGGTGCTGTTTTTACCCTTGCGCTCCACCACCACGCCATTGGAGAGCCTGACCTTGAGGTGGGCGGGGGCCACGGCCCCGTCCCGCTGGGCGGCGTCCGGGCGGAAGCGGTCGCCGCCGAGGGCCCACGCCAGCGCGTCCAGCACGCTGGTCTTGCCCTGATTGTTGTTGCCGCCCACGAGGGTGAGCCCGGTGGGCGACGGCGTGAGTGCAACGGCTTTGATGCGTTTGACGTTTTCGGCCTCTAAGGCTATGATCTTTACAGACATGCGGATACCTCCCCTTGAGCGGATGCGAGTGTGTGAACGAACTGGTTGATCGCGGTCTCCCGCTGGTCGTCCGGCAGTTTGCGGAACTGCATTTTGGCGGACTGAACGATGCTTGTGATGGAGCGCCCGGCCAGAATGATGCTGTCGTAGGCATCGCGGGCATCCTGTTCCTGCTGTGCCTTATAGTCCGCAGTCATTCCGGCCGCAATCTCGTAAGCTTTTTCGCCTGCCCGCCGGTCTACTTCCTCCTCATCCACCACGGCGGCGATGGGCTGCTTTTTCAGGGCCGCATTTTCTTCCTGCAGCTTATCCGCCCGGAGCTTTGCCGCTTCGGCCACCTGCCGGGAGCCTGAAAGCTGGCCCTCGGCGTTCTTGGCCCGGGCTTCGGCCTTGTCGCGTTCCGCTTCGGCTTTCTGGCGCTGGAGGTTGGCCGCAATGCGGCTCTCGTCTGCATCGTGGTAGCTCTGCTGGAGCTGGGCGTTCTGCTCTTTCAGACCGCTGATGTCGGCAAGAGCGGATTCATAGCGGCTTTCTGCTTCTTCCCGCTTTTCCGCGTCCTTATGGGTCTGGGCTTCGGCGCTTTTCACCAGCTCCTTGAAATAGGCATTTTCCTTGCGGGCGTTCTGAGCGGACTTCTCGGCAGCGTCGGCACGGTCTTTCTCGGCTTTGAGTTGGGCCAGCAGCTCCTGTACCCGCTGGCTGTCCCCGGCGGCTGCGGTGAGCTGTTCAGCACAGCCGGAGCGGGCGATCAGGTTCAGGTCTTTACGGGTCAGTTCTGACAGGCATTTTAAATCGTCAACAGTTGACGATTTAAAAGCATCGCCATTCTGTACCATCTTTGTGGCGCTGCCATGGCTTAAACCTTTGCTCTCATACCACTTTGTCCATGTGCCGCCACCATAGCGGCCGGCCTTGGCCGTCAGGGCGTGCATCTTGGCAACATAGATGCAGGAAATGAGATATTCATCCTTTGAAACACCGTAATGCAGGTCGAACTGCTGATCGGTCTCCACGGCCTGTTCGGACAGGTCGCCCAGAGCGGAAAAGTCAAAACCGGGGGCCGAAGGCATCGGTGCAGAAGAACCGCCCGCCGATGCGGCAGGGACCGATTCGCAGTTCTGCAGGGATGTCGCGGGGGTCGATGCGCTTGCATCCGCCCCGCTCTCCGAGATGGTCGGCGTTGCCGCTGTGGCAGTCGGGACAGCATTCTCTGCCGTAGTCACAGCAGCATCCGCATTCTGGGCAGGTGTACATGCGAAAACCTCCTTTGCTTTTTTAATGTCGGCAAGAATCTTTTCCATTTCCTGCTGCGGTGTCATGTCCTTGCGGCTGCCATCCGGGGTAAAAAACTGACCAAGCAGCTCTCTTTTTGCGGCAACACCTTTCAGATTTTGAGCGCAGGTGATAGTCAGGCAGTAACGGCCATCAGATCCATAGTCCGATGCACGAATATCTTTGGAAAATGAGCCAAAAATCTCTCTATCTGGATAAGTATCTTTGATCCATGCGGAGACCTGAGACAAAAAGTCGAAGTCCAAACTGTGCACTCGACAGGTGCATTTATCCTTGATAGAGCCAGCGAACTCTGACGCATAGGTGAGGGTCTTGCTCATCCGGCATTCGTAGCCCTGAGTCTCCCGGCTGACAGTTCTAGCACTTTCATCCCATTGATAGTTTCCGTATGGCATGGCGTAGGGGCATCCCCAGCACTCATGGCCGGGTGCATAGCCGGATAGGCGGTTGCCAGTGGTACTGGTATCGGTGGATTTCTTCACTCGCCGTCCGCATTTGCAGATATAGGTAGTCATACCCGCACCTCCGTGTCCTTGAGGCGGTCCAGCATCTCGGCCTGCACATCCTTGCTCATGGGCTGGATGTTGTTGCCCTTCCAGCCATAGCAGAGGATGGGCCCGTAAAGCTGACGGCCCCGGTACGTCCGATTCAGCAGGCTGGGCGGGCTGGATGGGGCCATCGTACCGGCCCACGAACAGCACCGCCGGGGTGCGGGGCAGCACGATCATCTCACAGCGGGTGCCCAGCCGGTTCTCAATGGCCCACAGGCTGTCCGGCAGGGTGGTGACCACGGGCTCTGCGCCCGGTTCGATCAAAATTCCTTTCATTTGTAAAATCCTTTCTGATGTGATATCATCAAGGGTGATGGGGCTTTCAAATTCCATCACCCTTTGGGCTCGTCGGTGTTGGCGCACCGGCGGGCTTTTTGTTTGCCTGCATTTTCTGCAGCATGTATTTGCCGTAGCTCAGACCGGCTTTTTCTGCAGCACGGACGTCGGCGTGAAGGGCAAGGCTGCTGCGCTCAGCGGCAAGGCCCTGACGCTGGGCCTGCAGTTCTTCATTGCGCCGACGATCCCATTCAAGGCTCTGAGCGTTGGCGTGCTTTTTGCCGCATTCGGGGCAGCGCTGAGCGGAGCGCCCGACATTGTTAAGCACCTTGCCGCAGTCCACGCAGATGCGGGTGTAGGTCTTGAAATCGCTCATGCTCAGCCTGCCTTCCTGCTGCTCTTCACGGTGTTCCGGGGCTGCTGGTGCACCTTGCGGCGCTCCTGCTGCTCCCGGTCATGGGCGGCAAAGCCCAGCCGGGCAAAGAACACCGCCAGCAGGATCAGCACCATGGCCGTGATGAACGCGCCGTCCGAGACGGTGCCCAGTGTCTGGGCAGTGCCCTCAACGCCTATGCCGTACAGCAGGCCTACCACAAAGCAGGCCATTGCCAGCCAGTACCATACGCCGGATTTGATTCTCATAAGGATATGCCCTCCAAATCAGCTAAAATATAGAGAAGGTTCTGCACATGATCGATTGCATCATCGGCCGCCTGAGCAGTTTTCTTTACGGCAGCCATCTGGTCGGGCGTCCCGCCATACTGAAGCGCAGAGTTTACGGCACTGGCATCATCAAGCGCTGAATGCGCCAAAATAGCGGCAGACCGCAGAACGTATTCACTTTCAAGCTTCATGCTCCTACCTCCTGAAGATAATCGTCTACAGGTGCACACACAGCACCATAAAAGGCGGCAACGGGGTGCCAGGCACCGTCATGAAAAATCTGGATGTTCGTGGGCTTGAATGCTGCAACCTCCGCGCCGGTCAGGTACTGGCCGGAATTGCGGCAGTTTTCCCACCGGAACCATGCGCAGGTCAGCAGCGGGGCTACGTATGCGCATCCGGTGGGTGCGTCGGCCCGCTCGGATGCAAGGGTGTACTGTTTGCTCATGCGGATTCTCCTTCCTGAATTTCAACGCCTTCGATCTGAGAAAACCGATCGGCATTGATGATGTAGCGCCAGCGGTTTGCAGATGTCTTGACTCCGTATCCCCACGGGAATACGCCCTGCTGCAAGCCCTTGCCGACCGTTTCCTTGTCAACGCCAAGCAGGGCGGCAGCCTGTTTAAGGCTCAGCTGCCGGATGCCGCCGTGTCGTTTGGGGACAGGATCGGTGTGCTGGGGCGCATCCGGCGCAGTGAAGTATTCGACATCCAGCCCAAGGGCCGCAGCCATGCTGCGCTGCACGGAATCGGGCGGCACTTGTGCACCAGCCAGATATTGACAGATGGACGCTCTGGATCTGCCGGTCATCCCGGAGACCTGAACCTGATTCAGTTTCAGGTCTTTCATGGCTTTTTTCAATCTGTCTTTGAACATGTGGTGTCCTCCTTCTTTTCGGCGGGCAGCCCATCCAGCAGGCTGTCCATCAGGGCGGCGTAGAACGGGTAGCCTTTGGCAACGATGGTCAGGCTGTCAATGGCGTTGGTAAGGAAGCTCTGGGAGCCGCGCACCACGTTCTCCATGGTGCGCACCGTGTCGCAATGCTGACCGTAAATGGCCTTGAACTCGCCGCACAGGGCCTTGACCTGCATATACTTGGCCTTGCTGTCCTCGCGGTTCTTGCGGCAATCGTCCAGAAAAGCGGTGTTCTCGTCCAGTTTCTTCCGGGCTTCGATCACCCGGTCGATGGCGCTCTGGATGTTGGCATCCTGCACGGCCCGCTGCTCTTTGTGCTGCGCGGCC